ACCGGATGGCCGCGCGCCCCCCTTGGTGCCGTACTCCTTTGGTGCGCTTGTGGACCCACACCTAATAATGACAATTTTGTATCGTCCAATCATATTGCGTGTGACGAGCTTAGTTATCTGTGCCAACTTCTTCGGGACCAAGTTAAGAGTGTGGGTCTATAAAAGAATTTGAATTGGCGTTGTTCTTTATGTCAGAATGGTTAAGCGGGACGCTCCTTGGCGCTCGATGGCGGGTCCCTCCAAGGTTAGTCGCAACGCCAATTACTCCCCTCGTGGAGTTTCGGGCCCAAGAGTGAACAAGGCCCAAGCTTGGGTGAACAGGCCCATGTATAGGAAGCCCATGATCTACCGGATGTTGAGAGGCCCCGATATTCCTAAGGGCTGTGAAGGTCCTTGTAAGGTCCAATCTTATGAGCAGCGACATGACATCTCCCATGTCGGCAAGGTCATGTGCATATCCGATGTGACGCGTGGTAATGGTATTACCCATCGTGTGGGTAAGCGTTTTTGTGTTAAGTCTGTGTATATCTTAGGTAAGATATGGATGGACGAAAACATCAAGTTGAAGAACCACACGAACAGCGTCATGTTCTGGTTGGTCAGGGACCGTAGACCCTATGGCACCCCTATGGACTTTGGCCAGGTGTTTAACATGTTCGACAACGAGCCTAGCACGGCTACCGTGAAGAACGATCTCCGCGATCGTTACCAGGTCATGCACAGGTTCTATGCCAAAGTCACAGGTGGACAGTACGCCAGCAACGAGCAGGCATTGGTTAGGCGATTCTGGAAGGTGAACAACCACGTGGTCTACAACCACCAGGAAGCTGGCAAGTACGAGAACCACACCGAGAACGCCCTTTTATTGTATATGGCATGTACTCATGCGTCTAACCCTGTGTATGCAACTCTGAAGATTCGGATCTATTTTTACGATTCGATCATGAATTAATAAATTTTGAATTTTATTGAATGATTTTCCAGTACATAATTTACATACGTTCTGTCCGTCGCGAATCGTACAGCTCTAATTACATTGTTAACTGAAATCACGCCTAACTGATCTAAATACAAGTTGACTAAGTGCCTAAACCTAGCTAAATATGTCTGCCCAGAAGCTGTCAGGGAAGTCGTCCAGACTTGGAAGTTCATGTACGCCTTGTGGAGATCCAACGCTCTCCTCAGGTTGTGGCTGAACCGTATCTGGATGTGGTATACTCTGGTCCTGGTGTACAGCGGGTCCTCTACCCTGTACATCCTGAAATAGAGGGGATTTTCTATCTCCCAGATATACACGCCATTCTCCGCCTGATGTGCAGTGATGAGTTCCCCTGTGCGTGAATCCATGCCCGGTACAGCCTATGTGGAAGTAGATGGAGCACCCGCACTGTAAATCAATCCTGCGTCTCCTGATTGCCCTCCTTTTCTTGTATTGTCTGTGCGCCTTCTTGATAGAGGGGGGCTGTGAGGGTGATGAAGACCGCATTCTTGATGGTCCAGTTTCTGAGTGATGCGTTTTCCTCTTTGTCGAGGAAATCTTTATAGCTGGCACCCTCACCAGGATTGCAAAGCACGATTGATGGGATTCCTCCTTTAATTTGAACTGGCTTGCCGTATTTGCAATTTGACTGCCAGTCCTTCTGGGCCCCCAGAAGTTCTTTCCAGTGCTTTAGCTTTAGATAGTGCGGTGCGACGTCATCAATGACGTTATAATCCACTTCGTTTGAATAGACCCGGGCATTGAAGTCCAGGTGTCCACTGAGATAGTTATGCGGGCCCAATGAACGAGCCCACATGGTCTTTCCCGTCCTTGAATCACCTTCAACTATGATACTCAGTGGTCTTTCTGGCCGCGCAGAACCTCTTCCAAAATAATCATCCGCCCACTCTTGCATGTCTTCCGGAACGTTAGTGAACGAGGAGAGTTGAAACGGAGGAACCCATTGTTCTGGAGCCTTTGCGAATATCCTTTCTAAGTTGGAGCGGATGTTATGATTCTGCAGGACAAAATCTTTTGGCTGTTCTTCCCTTAAAACCGCCATGGCAGACTGAACAGAGTCTGCATTTAACGCCTTGGCATATGAATCATTAGCAGACTGCTTGCCTCCTCTAGCAGATCTGCCGTCGATCTGGAATTCTCCCCATTCCAGTGTATCTCCGTCCTTGTCGATGTAGGACTTGACGTCGGAGCTGGATTTAGCTCCCTGTATGTTCGGATGGAAATGTGCTGACCTGGTTGGGGAGACCAGATCGAAGAATCTGTTATTCTTGCACTGGTATTTTCCCTCGAACTGTATAAGCACATGGAGATGAGGCTCCCCATTCTCATGCAGTTCTCTGCAGATTTTGATGAACTTCTTGTTAACTGGTGTTTCTAGGTTTTGTAATTGGGAAAGTGCCTCTTCTTTTGGAAGAGAGCACTGCGGATAAGTGATGAAATTAGTTTTTGGCTGAGATTTGAAACGCTTGACTGATGGCATTTTTTGTAATAAGAAGGGAGACCCCAATTGAGCTCTCTCTAAACTTGCTATATGAATTGGGGTCTGGGGTCTCATTTATACTAGAAGGCTCAATAGAACTCTCAATCTCGTTCGCACACGTGCGGCCATCCGATATAATATT